GCCATTACTAAACCATCACGGTCAATCTTGTTTGCAATAGCAGCTACTGCGGGTTTTAATACGCGGTCGCTAAACATATCAAGTGATAATGCAAGGTCTTGAGTCGTAAATTGAGTATCCACATGGAACTGCGTGGACAATGTGACTGGCACGCTCGTCTCGTTGAAGTCCTCAACATTAAGCGCTGGTCCCGTTGTACCAATGAACCTACCCGGTCTGCGGACATTGACTGTGTTTCCAATTTTCCCGCCCACTACGGCAAACTGATCGTCATAGTTACGGTCGACTTCGGACGTAAATGTAAGTTCGTTCTCTAGCACCATAAGTGCTTCATTTGTGATCTTCGATATCGTCAATAAATTATTGGCCATGATTACACCTTATTAAAAGTTTTGATTTTTGCCGTTACCTAATTTTTCCCGCCTTACGCAACTCACGCCATTGTTTTGGCGAACCATTGAAATTCCCATTTGAATCAATGGCTGGTAGTTCAACACTACCTACGTTACGAAGCGGCGTTATAGGCGCGGGCGCGTTCGATTTGGAAACGGCTCTTACGGGTTCTTTAGCTTCAAACCTTGCTTCTAACTTACCAAGTTCGCGTAGCGCACTAGACTGTGATAAACCGTTTAGCCTTTCAGCTACTTCGGGGTTTTCGGCCAAATGATAAAGTATCTTCGGGCCAACATCACTTTCTAAAATTGCATCGCGTACCGCATCGCTAACAGCAATATCGGCACTACTAGCAATCATTTCTTCGTAATCAGGCAATTCGCTTTTAACCGCATCTAACTTTTTCTGCCACGAAGTCATAACTTTCGCGCGTTCTTCGTTAGCCCGGCGTTCGGCTTCTTGTTTGTCACGGTTCTCTAACGCTTTTTCGGTTGAATACTTGGCTAATGCCTTGGCGTATTCAAACGCATCGGTAAAGTCGCTTGGCTGCGGTTCTTTTTCCGTTGGTTCGGCTTTTGGCGTTACCTTCGTTTCTAGTTCCGCTAAACGCTTTTCTAAACTTTCCCTTGCTTCGCGTTCACGCTGGGCTTCTTGCCTTGCTAGTTCGCGTTGTTTAGTTAGTTCAGAAAACCGCTTTTCCAATTTAGGATTAGGCTTCTTTTCCGTAATTTCCGTTTTGGCTTCTTCGCTGCCTTCTGACTCACTCCCACTAGGTTCTTCTACGGGCGCTTGCTCTACAACTTCCGTTGTAGCCGAAGGTTCCGCAACCGGGGCTAAATCTAACTTTTGGGCATAAAATTCCGCCGAATTTTCGCTCGTAAGAACATTACTTGCTTCTTTATCACTCATAGGTTTCCCTAAGTATTTGCCCCGTGTACCTCACGGGTAAGGTTTTAGTCAATATAACTGAAAAGGATTATATTGTCAATTATTGCTGTGGCGCAATACTTTGGTCTGCCGCCCTTATGGCTTCGTACTGTTCTTGGTTGCGCATATTGATTTCACGCTCAAGACGGTTCGTGTCCATGTGGTGCAACAGTAAGTCCATAATTGCATCAATTTCTGTCTTGTTTTGGCTAGTAATTGCTCTGGTGTTACATCGTGTACCCTCGCTTCCAATGTGGTTTCAGTTGCGTGCGCTTTTGTGGTTTGGCGCATTAATTCACGTTTATTTTCATTGTCTTGCTTAACTTGCTCAATATCTTGGCGCTGCTTCATGGCCAACTGTAAGGCCTGTAACTGTTGGGTTAGCTGTTGAACCTGTGCCTGTGCGTTCTTAATGGCCATTTGCGCTTGCGGTGGTATGTCGCTGTGTTCGTCAATGTTGGCCAACGGGTTAAGGGTTGCCAAACGGTCTGCAATAACTTCAGCACCGGGAAAGTCCATGTTCCTAAACACCAAGTCCGCAGCAGCGTTAAACAATTGTTCGTTGCCACTTAACAACGGCATCATGGCTTCAACGGCTTCTTGGCGCTTGCTGTTGTAGCCCGGCCCAGTTTCCATTACCACGTCATATTCGCCAACGGTTACGTCATTTAACACGCGCCCCACGGCATCTTTTTCGTTAATGGTAAGTAAGTCAGGCTTGCCATCATCCCCAATAATACGCATGGTGCGTTGGGTGTCGTATATCTTAGGCAACATATTAAGAATAATCTTGCCCACCCGTGAAATAGACTTTGTCAGGTTGTCGTACAAGTCAAAGTTGGTTAGGTCAACCTGTTGCTGTTGGCCTTGCAGCGCCTTACCGCTTACGTTTCCGGGCACTTGTTGGCTCGGGTCATAAATACCTATGATGGTGGCCATGTCCGCATTGATTTCTGCTGCGGCTGCCATTACCCCGGCTGGTGGTGGTTCAGGCTGTAAACGCTGTGGTGGGGGCGCTGGGTTGCCTTCAATGTCGGTTTGCTTGTAGGTTAGGTAAGCCATTGACTTAATGTTGGCTGCTGCCCAGTCAAGCTCGTGCCCTTCGTCTTGCCCTTCGGCCATAATCCATTTGGCTTTAGGTGCCAATGCTACGCTTTCGGTCAGGCTAGTTACCCAGAAGTTATACATACGCTGCGCATCTTTAGCGTGGCGCACAATGCCAAACTTCTTGCGCTTGTCACCAATAACAATCTGGCGCCCGTACACCGGCACAATTGGTATGTCTGTGGTTACCCAGTCTTTTTCCTCTAGCACTTCAATAGCGGTTAGTTTCTTCCACTTAATAGTCTTTTTAACGCTTGGGCGCTCACCCACAATGGTTAGGCCTGAACGCTTAACGCGGTCAAAGAAATCTTTGTCATCAGCAAAGCGTGCCCGGCCGTCACTTAATAAGTAAAGCGTTGCCTTTTCGCGCACGGTGTACCAGTATTCGGCAATGCGTATATCTTCCTTAGTAATCCATTCGCTTTGCGTGTCCCCGGTACCGCGCTGGGTAAAACTGGCTGTGTCTTGCGCATCAGGGTACATTTCCCTGAATACTTCCTTAGATACCATCATGGTAATAAGGCAACGCTCGGCATCCGAACCGTCAATGGCCACGCTGTTTGGGTCCCAGTAAACGGTGAACGGGTTTTCTACTGGGTCAATATATATTTCTTGGTCAAAACTGTCTTCGCTTTTGTAGCGGTGGTCAACGCGAATGAAGCCCCACCCAGCACGCACGGCAAAGTCGTAGGCTATGTCGTAGGAATTGTCTGCGTTGCTATTAACTTCAATGTGGCGCACCATGCCCTGAATAACTTTGGCTTCGGCAGCATCTTCTACCGTGTTGGTTGCGTGAACCTTAATGCGTGGGCGCTGTTGGCGTTGTTGGTTGGTTACTTGGCGGCAGTACCCGTCTAGCTTATTAATAGTAAGAACGGGGCGCGATTCCAAATTACGGCTATTTTGTAGGTCAACTGGCCATTGGTCACCACCGGAAGCAAACTTAAGGTCTTCCAGCGCTTCTTGCCGGTTCATGGTGTCGGCATCGTTGCAAAACTTTAGGAATTGCTTTGCTTCGTCAATAATCGGGTTGTAATCGCCGTCTTGGTAATCTGATGCCATTTTGTTCCTTTATTTATTTAGTTCTTCGTCATGCCAACCAAATTCATAAGGGTAGCCCTCAGATGAAAGTTCTTTGGCTTTTACAGTTTTTTTGACAATATCATAATCACCATTTAATACATTTTCCCCATGCCATTTGGCATAAGTTGGGCTTGTTGTCACCCAATCTCCATGATTTATATCTTTAATTCCACTTGGAACAGCTCTATAAACATCAATTTGAGCTTCTGGCTTTCCTTTAGCTTTTGTAGCGGCTCTATGCCATTCAAAATCAATCGGATGTTCTCCTATTCCATAGATTCTTCTTCCACTTAAAGAATAAACATCAGCAGGCATTATTTTAGATAAATCATCTAAAGTAGCGCCATAAACCTTTGCATTTGGGGCTACATGACTACCTTTATATTCAACAGTTCCAATTGGACTGTAAGAATTAGCCATAGTTCTAGCTAATTCTATAGTTTTTGGGCCTGTCAAAGGCTCTCTAGCAGCATCCGCCATTTGTTGATTAAAAGCACCAGCTCTATCGTTGGCATTGCCAACCATTTGCATAAAACTGTCAATTGGGTTAGATGCCGCATCGGACAACCTTCTTTTTAGGCTATCCGCAGCGCTATATATATCGGCAACTGTGGGCACAATAACTCCTTAAATTACGCCATCCAACTTTGGGGGTGAGCATATTGTATTTGCTTTGGCTTGCGTGGTCTAGTTTCTTGTACGCCCAACGCAATATAGCGGAAGGCATCTGCGCCGTGGGAATATTGGTCGTGAAGCGGGTTTTTACTGAACTGCTTTGTGTCTGGGTCTACGTCATATTTGTAGTGGCGTA